TCCTGCTTGAGGGTCGTGTCCTGCGGGATGCTGCCGCCGTTCTCGAGCCACTCCTTGACGGCCCACCACATCTCGGTGCGCTTGTTGACGAACAGGTTGGGGAACGTGGCCTTGCCGCCGAATGGCACCTCGGTGACCTCGTAGCCGAGCTGGCGCAGGCGGTCGATGACGCCCGAGCCGGCGCCTGCGTCGATGAACACGGCGTCCGGGTCGCGGTCCTCGATGATGCTGGCGACGATGGCCGCGAGGTTCATGTTGTCGATCCCCTGCCGGATGACGGGTTCTTCCATCCGCAGGCCTTGGCGCAGGACGATCACGCTGCGGTCATCCCCGAACCGGGCCGGGTCGACGCCGATCACCAGCGGGAACTCGAGGACGTCCCCGTCCGGGTAGCGGCGGCTGGCGGCGGCGTCTGCCTCCGAGAGGCTGATGAGCTGGTCATCTCCGGCGGCGCTGAAGTCGCAGAGATACTCGCGTGCGAACGCCTGCTCGGGCATGTCGCGCTGGAGTCGTGCGACCTCCTCGGCGTCGAGCGCGTCCGTGTCGTGGACCGTGTACCTCGCCGCATACCAGTCTGGCAGGGAGCCCGCCCGGTAGAACAGCTCGCTGAACAGGTTGATCCCGGCGGGGGTGCCGATGAACATGGCCCATCCCTTGCGGTCGGAGAGGGCGGGCTGGAGGATGTCGTTCCAGACCTCGGGCTTGATCTGCGCGACCTCGTCGATGACGCAGCCGTCGAGGCGCACGCCGCGGAGTGCGTCCGGGTTGTCGCCCCCGAACAGGCGGATCGTGGCCTTGTTGTGCTTGAACGTCACGGCCAGGTCGGCCTCGTTGATCTCGACGGCGGCGGTGCGGATGAACGGGTCGAGCTTCTGCTTCAGGCGCGCCCAGGCAATGGCTTTCGCCTGCTTCAGGAACGGGGCGACGTATACGAAGAACCCCAGTTCCTGCTTGCAGTTGCAGGCATAGTCAAGGAGTTCCATGAGCGCCAATTCGGTCTTTCCCGACCTGCGGTGCAGGGCGAGGACGTTGAACCGCTTGCGCTCGACATGGCATTTATGCTGCCACGCACGGGCCTTGTATGGGAACTCGACGTTGATCGTCCTAGGCACGGGGGACGTTCGTCACCACGTTCAGGATGATCCCGCCGTCATGGTCAAGGTGCTGGCGGTCGCCGTACTTCTTCGGGTTCCACTTGGCGAGGAGCTTCAGGCGGGTGTCGACTTGGAGCCGGCGCCACGCCACCTCGACCTGGTCAAGCGGCTGGATGTCGGACAGCGCCATGCACTGGTCGGCGATGATGTCGTGCCCATCTTCGCGTGCGCGTGCGATGCGTAGGGCGAAATCCGGGTCCTTGTCCATCCAGTCGTAAACCGCCGTGAAGTGCGGGTTTCCGTCAATCCTGCACCACTCGCGCAGGGGCCGGCCTTCGGAGATCCACTTGACGAGGGAGTCAGCCTTGTCCTGCGGGACGGGGACCGTCGTTCCCAGCGGTCGACCGACCTTCCGCCGCACGACGAGGTCGCCGCCAGGAGGAGGGGACTGCGCTGCGGCGCTGGTAGCGGGCGATCTTCGCGACCGTTTGCCAGCGGAGGGAGAGGTGCTTGGCGATGCGACGATATCCCCATCCACGGTCTTCGTGGAGCTCGCGGATGAGGGTGACGGTTTCGTCCGTGATCGTGGCATTGTGGTGGGTCTGTCCGACGCGGCGGCCGTTGTCGTCGTAGGCGACGAGGGTGGTCACTTCTTCCGCTTGCCCTTTGCGCGGACGTCGGCGCGGTTGAACTTCTTGGCGACCTTCATGGGGACGCCGACCTTATTGGCGAAGGAGCGGGAATGGGCGGCGGCTGCCATGAGGCGGCGCTGGGCGGGTGACTTGCTGGGCATCAGGAATCCTTCAGAACGAGCCGGAGCTCGAACCCGGCTGCGTGGGCGATCTTCAGGACGGAATCAAACGTGGGGCGTCTGCGCCCGATTACGGGGGCCGTGGACAGGAGGCACTGCACGGTGTGCGCTCGTAGGGCGCCCTGGGCCTCGAGTCGGCGTGCGAGTGCGCTTCGCGTGGTTCCTGCGGAGGTGAGGCCATGCGTGATCGCGGCCTTCACGTCCTCATACGAGCCGATATTCATTGCCCGCAGTATATCACTGCGAGGTGATGACTTCACCGAAATCCTCGGCGGTTGCCGGCCAGATGATCCTAGGGGTGCCCGGGCCAAGGTAATTCTGCTCGATTCGGTCGGTGACGAAGCAGCGGGCCTCGGTCATCGTCATGTTCTCGTTGTCGCGCAGGCGTGCGGCGATCATCTCTGCGCTGTATACGGCGACGGGTATGCAGTTCTCCTCGTCGGGGCGTGGGTACATGATCCCGAGGAGGCAGTCATCGAACTGCGCCAGGAGGATGGGGTTGTGCCGTGGTCTGCGCCTTCCCGCCATGAAGGCGATGCTACAAAGCGTTCGTTTCGTTTCGCATTTCGCAATGAAACGATGGTTTTTCAGGACGCCGCTCGCTGCGCTCCGCTGCGCTTCGCCTATGGCTCCGCTGCGCTGCGCTCGCGGCGCCTGGGGTGAGCCGGCGACAGGGGAGGGATTATTCCGATCCGTCCTTCGCTTCGCTCAGGACTCTGCGGGGCGCTTCGCGCCCCCCGAACCACGGATTTCAGTTCACATGGTGAGCGCAGAGGGCGTGACCCCGCAAGGGGGCCACCACGATCAGCCCACACGGAGCCGCGCTGTCAGTCGTAGCGACGATTTTCACCATTTCGCTGGAGGACTGCCAGCCGCTGCCATCGTCGGGGAGCGCACCCTTTCGGGCGGCGCAGGATAGGGTCATGCCCTGCGTCTACATCCATGCTCCCCTACCGCGCCGGGAGCTGCGTGCGGCATTGTTGCCCCTGAAGGCACCTGCGGTACAATGCGACCGGATTGGATTAGCTGGCTGCATGATACCGATCCCTCGGGGCATGCAAGCGAAATTCGCAGACGGCCGCAAGCACGCTTGCGGCTGTTCTGTTAGGTGGGCGCTGTTTCCTCGTCCGGTTGCTGCTCCCGAATCTTGTTCCAGCAGGACTTACAGAAGACCATGAACTTGTGCTTGTCGGTTTTCCACGCCAAGCGTGACTGCGTCCATATCGCCGTATCAAGCATCTCGTGGCATGGGAGCAATGTCAGCAACCGGCGAACACCGCCGTACCACTCCTTGGAAACAACGCCGTGCTCACGCACCTGGCGCAGCTCAAGCGCATTGATGATGTCCCATGCCTGCTGATCCTTCAGGTCTTCAAACTGCCGCATCAACTCCGCGTATTCCTGCAAGTTTTGTGCTTCGCGCTTGGTCGTTTCGATGTGATCTTGCAGGCTTTTCGGGATCGACGTTAGATCCTTGTTGCTCTTGCCGATGTTGCAGTCGAAACATGACGTGACTAGGTTGGTGATTTCCGAGGTGCCGCCCTTGGATACTGGCAGCACGTGGTCAACCTGGAGGTTCACGTCCGGTGGCGTCCTGCCGCAGTAATAGCACTTGAAACCATCGCGCTTGAAGACCTCAAAGCGCACGCGTTGGCTGAGTCCCTTCCGTGGCATTCCAGCTCCCATATGACCGGGGCAAGGCGGGGAGCGGGTGGCTAGCTGACCCGCCCTGCCCACGGTCGTTGGTTGTCGAACGGTGCCACCCGCTCTTGCGCCCCATGATAACGACCGGATTCCGGCGGTCAACCCTTGACTTTCCCGAAATGCCGGTTTACCGTTCCCGCGTCAGGCGTGTCCTCTCTGACGAGGCGAAGTGGCCTGTGGCCATTGAGCGCGGCGCGACCTGACTGAACCCCCGGAAGCGCGGCCTGGTTGACGCAAGTCCCGGGCCGCGTTTCGTTTCAGGCGTGTGACAAACTCACCACACTTGTCGACAACTGTAGTCACTTTGTCACATGACTAGTTTGCTGGTCAGGTGGGCAGCGCCAGGTCTTAGCCTGGCCTGCCCGATGGCGGAATGCGTTTGCTACACCAAGGGTGCGCTGCACCGGGCCGTGCCTCGCGGCCTTTCTGCCGATGCCCCTGTGAGTGTTTGGGGCCGAAGCCACCTCAGACTCACCCCTCCGCATTGGCAGTATACCTACGCAAATGCCGCGCCACGCAAATCTTCCGTTTCATCTCTACGTGCAAGTACACAACTCGGCGCTCGGGCCGAACATGCCAGAGGGCACGACTCGCGGCATTTGGCACGCGGCGTACTGCCGGCCCGGGCAGGAACTCCTCGCGCACGTGCTGCTCGAGACGGGCGCGCATTGGTGCGGCATCCCGCTGCACCTCATGTCGATGACCACCGCGTTCCACCCACAGGCGGTCGCCAGCGGCGGGTCGCGTGAACTCACGCCCTGGGGCGGCATGGGCGAGCACCTCGAGGCCGTGCACCTCCACTACCTCGAGGGCTTGCCCTGCATGGGCGTCGCGCAGAAGACGGCACTGGGCGACAGGCCCGGGTTCACGGGCCGGCACACGGGGATCGTCTTCGACTGGGCGGATGGGTTCAGCCGCTACCCGCAGGAGCACAAGCCGCTGAACCTCATCGAGACGAGCCAAGGCTGGTTCATGCTGCTGCCGAACAACTACGCGCAGTACACGGACGCACACTTCACCTCATACGCCAAGGGAGAGCGCGACTTCAAGCACTACCGCCGGGGCGACGAGGTGTACTGGCGCGACTGACGCCTGTTCCGTAAGTGTTTTGCGGTTCCCGTAAGTGGAAATTTACGTTCCGCTTCGCCTGTAGCCCATACGCCACAGCAGGCGAGACAGGTCGTTCGCCAGGTCGGTGACTGCCTGCTCGTCTAATTCCGGTCGGCAGCAATGTATGGCTTCATGGAGGGTCGTGTCCAAACGATCCTCCTCCGACTGCCACGTGGCGATGCGGAGCACCCGGCCCGCGGCATGGCCCGGGTCGACCATGTTGCCGTAGTCGGCTAGGTTCGGGCTGAACCTGAGCGTCCAGTACTTGCCGCCGAGCCGGACCCTCATGGCCGGATCACTTGAACCCGCGCTTCATCGCACGGTACGAGGCCGGGCTGACCGTGGACTTCGACTTTGGTCGGCTGGTGCCGGCCTTGCGCCGTGCGTTGATGTTCGCGTACAGGCCGCGCTTCGCTGCTTTCTTCGCCATGTTCATCCTCTTGAGGTCTTGCCGCTGCACTTCCACTTTGCGCGTGACAGGCGCAGCGGGCTGTTGGGGTTCTTCGCCGCCGCCGAGCTGCGCTGCATCTGCCCCCAGCTGCGGGCGCAGTAGGCATCGCCCTTGGCGGTGCCTGGCTTGATGCGGTCGCCGCCGCTCTTGGCCTTCCCGGCCTGCCCGTAGCTCACCTTGTTGGTGCGCCCGGTCTTGGGGTTCTTCACCACCTTCACGAATCGCTTGCCCTTCGCTGGCGTCGGCATGGATGCTCCTCGATCTGTCCTTCTCAGACGGTCAGTTACTGCGCTTCACGGACCTCAAAGCGCAGGGTACGGGTGGCGACACCCTTCTTGCGGAGGTTCTCCATCCAGAATCGCAACCACAGCGCGCCCTTGGGCTTGGGCGGCATCCCCTTCTCGACGGCCCATCCGCCCTGCTCGCTGAACTCGTCCTTGTACCCGGGGCTTCGGACGTGCAGGACGCGGTCAAGGTACGGCCTGCCGTGGACCGACAGCCTCGCCCGCTGGATCGGCATGATCCATTCGTCGTGGGTATGGCCCGTCCAGATCAGGTCGGCGTCCGGGAGGTAGACCGCCATTCGCGCCGTCTGGATGGTGCCTCGCGTGACGGGGCCGCCGCCGCCGTAGCCGTGGTGCATGTACATCACGATGCTGCTGGCGACGAGCTGGCGGTGGTTCTTCTTGCGGACGAGGAACCGCACCCAGTTTGCATAACTGCCTGCATATGCACGGCAGTCCTTGTTCCGGGCCTTGAGCGCCTCGACCAGGCGCTCGTTCATGTCGGTTTCGTGCCGCTTGCGGATCGCGGTTTCGTGGTTGCCGGGAGCGAACATCAGCGCCATGTCTGCCCACGGCGCGAGGTAGTCGGCGGTCGTGTTGATGACGGCGTCGAGGTAGCGCCCCTCGCGGTGCTCGGGCCGGCAGGCCGAGGTATCCGAGCGCGGGTCCCACTTCCCCTGCATCAGGCACAGGAAGTCGCCGTTCGAGATCCACCGCGCCCCGCGCTCCCGGCACTGGCGCATGTGGCGTTCGAACATCTGCCTGTCGGCGTGCGCGTTGTCGATGTGGGCGTCAGAGATGAGCAGGAATTCCTGGCTCCACTCGCTCGACGGATTGGCCGACTCCCCGTCATGCGACATCTCGACGGTGAACGATCCGGGCTGGTGTTGCTCCATCGACACCATGCGCCGACACCTTACGCACTTTCCCCGCGATTTCACGCCGTAAGAAATTCTTGCCGGAATTTCTAACGCAACCCCCTTGCGCCGCCGATATAGCCCGATGTATACACCCCGCATCCGAGCGCGTTGCTCGGCGCACAACACCGGAGAACTGCCATGAAGGTCAGAGATACGGTCACCAACCACATCACGCTTCGCCACGAAACCCGCAAGAAGTACGACAACGTGCTCCTCGCCGCCGCGATGGAATTGGGGGACTCGGTCAGCGCCGAGGTCATCGCCGCCAGCCGCGCCGTCGCACAGAGCAACCTCGACGCCGAGCATGAGTTTGACGCCGCCATCCTGTGGCTGCACCAGGCCGAGCGCGACTTCCTCGCCATGCACGCCAAGACGGAGGTCGAGCTGTGAGGCAGGACACCGAAACCCTCGTCGACCGCATCCTCGACATGGTCGAAATCTGCCGCACCGAACCGATGACCAGGCAGCAATTGGCGCACCGCTGGGACGTGACGCCCCGCACGGTGAACAACATCATCTACCGGGCGCACGACCTGTTCGGGGTGATGATCGCCCACAAGGACGGGGTCGGCTACACCGTCCTCGACATGGGCATCATCGATCCTCGCAAGCTCAGGACTCGGAGGTTCCGATGAACCTCTTTGACACCGCCGAGGCTGAGCGGCGCAAGATCGTCGGCAAGGCGCTGGCCGCCGATGGCAGGCACGAACTCCTCGCCGCCGCACGCGGCTTCGCGGCGTTCATCGCCAGCCACGGGCAGACCGTGACCGCCGACGAGGTCGCGGCGCTCATGGCCGAGAACGGCCTTGACTATGCCGAACTCGGAAACGCCGCCGGCAGCGTGTTCGACGGCAAGTTCGCATGGACGGGCGAGGTGGTCGCAAGCCGCCGGCCGTCCACGCATGGTCGCCTGATTCGGGTATGGAGGCTCGCATGATCCTGCACGTAGACCACATCGTCGCGCTCACGTCCGACTACGCACGCACCAACCGCCGCCTGGCCGAGTACCTCGCCAGCCACGACGTGTCGGTGCTCGTCGATGCCAAGTGGGTCGAGGACGAGAACGAACGCTTCCACCAGCACGGCAGCGTGCGGACGCGGTACTGGCGCCTCAAGTCGTGGGATCTCCTCGAGATCCGGCTCAACGGCACGGCGATCAACACGCCGCACGACGTGCCGATGGACTTCCCGATGCCGGAGGTCATCGCCATCGCCGAGGGCGGCGCGCTGCGCGACGAGCTCGAGCGCCAGGGCGCGAAGGCCAAGGCATGAGGGACATCCCGAACGCCGGCAACGTCGCCGTCACTCTGCGTCACGGGCAATCGGTCGTGATCGTGGACGAGGATGGCCGTGCCGTCGCCGCCGTTGCCCCGACGCCGTCCAACGTGGGCAAGGTCACGCTCGTGGTGCGTGCACCGAAGACCGTGCGAATCCTGAGGGAGCGCGACGATGACTGAGCCCACCTGGTACGAGCACGCGCTCAACGAGCGCGGCCTCACGATCATGCTGCTGCGTGCGCGCATTGGGCAGATCCGCGCCGCGGCGGCCCCGCTGCGGCAGCTCTCGGCGGCGCTGGCCGCAGGGTTCAAGCACGACCAGAACGAGGCGCTCGAGTCAATCAACGCCCTGCTGCGCGAGATCGACCGCGAGCCACAGACACCCTCCGGCGCGTTGCCGGAAAGCCCCCGCGCCGTGACACTTCATCGTGGTTTTCAACACGGCGCGGGGGTAACTTTGAACGAGGAGAAGCCATGAAAGACGGAATCACGTTTGAGATCAGGGACCAAGACGTTGCCGTGCTCGAGGAATCAGTTGACAACGAAAGGACGCACCACCGGCACCGCATCAAGCTGGACATCGCGGTTTACAAGCGGATGATGGACCAGGCATTGCGTGAGCAGGCCGAGTTCCTGATCGCGCAGGAGAACTACAACGACAAGATCAAAGTGTCGATGGAGCGCATGATGGAGATCGCTGTGAAGTCAGTCCAGGGACGCATGGAGAAGCTGGTCGCAGACGAGGTCGAGCGGCTGGTCAAGGAGCGCGTGTCCGCACTCGTCAAGGAATTGCCAATCGCGGTGCAGGTCAGCATTGGGTCGAGGCCATGAGAAATGCAATGATGCAGTGGGCCGAGTCGCTCGGGACGGGGGCGAAGCAATGATCTGGACGAGCGACAAGGAACGCATCGAACGCCTCACCGCCGAGCGCGACGAGGCGAGGAAGGATGCCGAACGGTGGCAGGCAGACGCCCTGCGACTGCTGAACGAGCGCAACACGGCAGAACGGGAACGCGACGAGGCGCGGCGAGAGGTTTCGTTCCTCCGACCAAGCGTTTGTCTAGGAGCGCAGACCGCACACGAATACGCAGATGCTCGTGGTTGGGAATGCTTCAAGGAGGACGGCAAGTGATCGACCCCGGCGACGAGCACGAGGAGCGCGACATCCTCGAGCGGCTTGACATCTACTGGCCGGGCATGGGCGAGATGGCGAACCTCGAGCGGCGCGAAGCGGCGCGGCACATCCGCGTCTTGCGCGACGAGGTGCGGAAACTCCGCAACGTGCTGCCCGCCCACATCGAGCGCATCCTCTACGAAAGCAGCGGCTGACCATGCTCGCGGGACGAGGGGAACGGGACGAGGACGTCGTGGACCGCGTGCGCGAGAGCGGCACGGACGATCCGCTCACGATTGAACTCATGCAGGAGGTCGTGTACCTGCGGCAGGAGATGGCGAAATTGATACGACAGGTGAACCGCCAAGTGCTGGCAGCATCCAACCACAGGGTCCGCAATGATTGAATTCGTCGTACCGGGATTCGCCGCCCCCCAGGGTTCCAAGCGTGCGGTCAAGCTCAGGAACGGGCGGGTCGTGCTGCT